AGTTCGATATTAGCGCACCGTCATCAACAACACCTTCTGGTGTTCCTGCAATGGTGATTTCGGCAACAACAAAAGGTCCAGCGTTCGTTCCAACCATGGCCACAACGTTGAGTCAATATGTTTCGGTGTTTGGTGGAGTAAATGCTGACACACCACTAGGTTATCTTTCCGCAAGAGAATGGTTTAGCAACACAGGCGTTCCACTCATGCAGTTAAGACTTCTTGGTGCAGGTCAAGGATTAGCTCGCAACGCAAATGGCACTGTAACCGATGCAGGTTTTGTGGTAGGTGCCGAACAACCAAGCGGTAGTGGTGGTGGGCTTGGTCCAAACATATATGCAAACGCTGGTGGTGTGACCGGTTCCGTATATATGCTTGGTTGCTTCATGAGCGAATCCGTTGGTTCAACTTATTTATCTGATGCCAATTTGCAATCAGGCAACATAGCTGTTCCAATTGTTCGTGGTGTTTTGTTTGCTCCATCGGGCGTTATTCTGCGTCTTTCCTCGGCGGCACAACCTTCAAATGCCCCAGCATCAAACTTCGTTGCAACTGAATCGAGTTTTTCTGGTGCATTTACTGGGTCGATCGATCTAAGCGCCGGTCAACAAAGCTTTGTAATGATTTTGAATGGTCACAAAGGTAGTGATCTACGATATCCAAACGTTATAACAGCTAGCTTTGATCCACAAGCGGTAAATTATTTCCCAAGTGTTTTCAACACCGATCCTCTTAAAATTCAAGAAGCTGGTCACTATCTTTATAGCTCATTCGACATATATTCGGCATTAGCTGTGCCAACCGGTTCTGGCGTAATCGTTGCTGCCAGCGGTTCTTCTTATGGCACAAAACAAAACGTTGCATTCATTGTTCCTTCCTCTGGTTCAGGTGCAACACACACATCGAACGTTGGTAGCTCTGTAACACCAAACTTTGAAGGTTTTGAAGATCGATACGGTCATGCTTTCTCACCTTGGGTAATCTCACAAGGTTTTGGTGGCGTACCACAAAATCTTTTCCGCTTTCATCACCTCTCTGATGGCGAGTCAAGCAACGGAGATGTTAAGATTGCAATTGTGAATATTCAACCCGGTTCAGCAACACAACCATATGGTGTATTCACTGTTCTCGTTAAATCTATGACCGGTCTTGACAGCGACGGAGCCATTGAAACGTTTACAAATTGTTCTCTAGATCCAACATCACCAAACTATATTGCCAAGAAAATCGGAAACGCTCATACGTTTTTTAACTTCGACAGCGATACAGTTTCACAAAAAGTAACAACAGACGGATCATACGCTAACAACTCACGTTATGTTCGTGTAGAGGTTGCTGATGCAGTGGACGCTGGTGAAATAGATCCATCAGCAATCCCATTTGGTTTCCGTGGCGCTCAACACCTTGTAACACAAGGTTCAAGTTCACTTTATAACATTAAGCAAGGTGATTTGCTTGATCCAACGCATCCGTACTTCTCAGCAGATGCAGGTGCTCCCGGCGGTGGTGTTCCGCTTTTCAAAGCTTCTCAACCACCTGTTCCAATGCGTCTGAATCTCAAAAAACTAGCAGCCTCGTCCGGCGTCGATACCGGTCTTTTCTGGGGTGTTCAATTCCAGAATGTAACAAACCTTGCCGACCCAAATGGTAGCTCGATATTCAATTCAAGCTTACTTGGATTCAGCAAGTATTATCCAAATCTTGAAGGTTCATCAAACGTTCAACCAGTAGTATATAACAATAACGGTGCAGCAACAACAACAGCAAATGGTATTGTTGATTCCGATTTGTTTAACAACAACCTTTTCTCCCTAGAAAAAGTTAAGATTGTTACAGGCAGTGGAGATCGCCCAAACACTAGTGCAACAGCTTTGTTAAGCTGGAGTTATGTTCGTGGTGGTTCAATTGCCGCAGACGAAGCCACAAAAACTCGTGCCCTTTCTGTATCAGACCTTGCAGGAAATGCTGCTGTGCAAACTCTTGCCAAGTTTAGCTTTTATCTAGAACGTGGATTTGATGGTACCCGTATATTCGATACCAACACACGTTTCCTTAAAAATGCGGCTGTTTCTCAAGAAATTACACAAACGAACCGTGGTCTAACAAACGGTCCAACCGTTCAAAGTTATATGAAGGCTATCGGAATCGTTTCAGATGTGAATGATGTTAACATTCAACTTTTGACTATTCCCGGTATGCGTGTTCGTTACGTAACAGACACAGCAATCAGTGCCGTAGAAAATGATCGTTTCGACTGTTTCTACATCATGGACCCAGAACAATATGATGTAAATGGAACATCAATCACAGGTTCATATGAAACTGTAAACGTTTCACAAACCGCAGCAGCATTCGTTGATCGTGGAATTAACAGCAGCTTTGCAGCGGCTTATTTCCCAGACGTAAACATCGTAACCGACACAGGAACAGTTTATGAGAAAATGCCACCATCTGTTGCGGTGCTCGGTGCATATGCCAAGAACGATACAGTTGGTCAACCATTCAACGCTCCAGCAGGTTTTACAAGAGGCACACTCTCAAACGTAACAGATTTTGCTGTAAGTCTCTCACAAGCCAACTCTGATACGCTCTACGTTGCAAGACTAAACTTGCTCTTATCCAAGTCAGGCGTTGGCCCAGTTGTTTGGGGCCAAAAGACTCTTCTCAACAAAGACAGTTTGCTTAACCGTGTAAACGTAAGAAGACTTTTGATCGCAATTCGTCGTGATGTTCGTCAAGTTGCAACACGATTCCTTTTCGAACCAGCAAAAGCATCAACGCTTGCAGCCTTCAATGCAGCAGTTCAGCCAATCATGGCTCGTTATCAAGCTGCTGGTGGTGTAGAGAAATACAAGGTTGTTATTGATGCAACAACTACAACACAAGCAGATCTAGATAACAAAACCCTTCGTGGTAAGATTTATCTAATCCCAACCACATCCCTAGAATTCTTCACCATCGATTTCTTTGTAACAAACCGTGACAACTTTGTGGGCGGCTGAATATTTACAGAATAACAACTAGGAGACTATACTACAATGGCACAAACACTATCAGTACCAGAAATGCTTCCAGCCAAATTTACACCGATGATGAAGCGTTCCTTCGTGTTCGCTATCGAAGGTATCGACGCATTTCTAATTAAAACAGCAGCTCGTCCAGAAATCACAACCGAAGAAGTAACAATCAACTGGATCAACAGCACACGCTATGTTGCCGGTAAAACAACCTTCGGTACACTTGCTGTAACCCTGCACGATCCAATCGCTCCATCAGGCGCACAGCAAGTAATGGAATGGGTCCGCCTTTGCTTCGAATCTGTTTCAGGTCGTGCTGGCTACCCAGACTTCTATAAACGTGATATCCAACTCAAAATGCTCGACCCGGTTGGCACAGTCGTACAACTCTGGGATATCAAAGGAGCCTTCTGCACCACAGCAGGTTTCGGCGACCTCTCATATGATAGCACATCAGATATGGCAGAAATTTCCCTCACTATCCGCTTCGATAACTGTTGCATGCAATATTGAAGATTAGATTCGACAATTGTGTGTTTTTCCTTTGAAATAAAGGCATTTTTTACAACAAAAATGCCTTTATATCTTTAAAAACTCTTGTTTTTGTGTTATTCTATAATAAAGAAAGACAGAGTAGGAATTGATGACAAATCTCAAAGTTTTTTATTCTCCGAACCAAACTGTTCGTGATAACAGCAGTTATTCCCCGTCTGCTGGGAAGCCTGAGCAGGTTGTGAAGCAATTTGTGCGTACGGGCAGGGTTGACATTAACGATCATTGGCATCCTCTTACTCAAGATGAAATCTCGGTTGCGCATGATGACAAGTTTGTTGATGATATTTTGTCTCTTCGTCGCAAGAACGGGTTTGGTAACACGTTGCCTTCTGTGGCTGCTAGTTTGCCTTATACGGCTGGCAGCTTCTTTCGTGCGGCTGAATATGCTCTTGACAACAACACTGTTGCTATGAGCCCCACGAGTGGTTTCCATCATAGCGGGTATGATAGTTGCCATGGGTTTTGTACCTTCAACGGTCTTATGATTGCTGCTTTCCTTCTCTGGAGGGATTATAACGTCAACAAGATTGGTATCATCGATTTTGATGCTCATTATGGTGATGGTACTCATAATATTATTACTAGTGTTGAGGGTGCTGCGGATGTTATTGAGCATCTTACTTTTGGTTTCTTCGCAGATGTTCGTATGAATTTTGACACTTGGCTTGATCGTCTGGAAGCTGATTTGATTCAGCAGTTCAATGCATGTGATATTCTTTTTTACCAAGCTGGTGCTGATCCTCACATCAATGATCCTCTTGGTGGATATCTTACCACGGAGCAAATGAAGCGTCGTGATGAAATCGTTTTCAAGGTTGCCAAGAAGCTTAACAAGCCTATTGTTTGGAACCTTGCAGGTGGTTATCAAACACCTATCCAAAAGGTTCTCGATCTTCATAACAATACGCTTCAAGCATGCTTGGAATATTACGTCGATGCAGCGTAAAAAGCGTACAGGAGAAACCTTGAAAAAGGTTTCTTGCGAAGTTTGCAACTATAACAATCCCGTCGCTCTTCATATTCATCATATCATCCCAAGGGCTGATAAACGATGTACGAACAACTTAAACAATCTAAGTGTTTTATGTGCCATCTGCCACAATCTGGTTCATACCGGTGATATTATCATCATCGGTGTATACCCCAGCAGCAAAGGCCGCCAACTCATGTTCTTCAAAAAGGGCGACAAGCCACCTTTAGAACGTGAGTTTTGGAAGATATTGCCAGAGGATAATCCACACGTTTTGCGAAAGTAATAGAGCTCATATTTACTGATATGAAGCATGAAACTTATAGTCAGTTTAAACGTCGCATAGTAAACGAGAGCCTAGTCGAAAACGTTGACATTAACAAATTTTATGGCTTATCCAGAGAACACATAGAGTTAACCCTTGGTATACGTGTTCCTTTTCTATTAGAAACAATAGATCGAAGAACGGAAGAGCGTATATTGCGTGAGCAGTATTTGTTTGAGCAGTTTATGCAATCGCTTCGCAATGCGGCTGCTCAGGCCGGACAAGCTGTACGAGGTGCTGCCACGCAAGCAAGACAAAACGTTTCTAATGCAGTTACGGCTGTAAAAACTGCAACCCCAGCAGGTGTCTATCAAGCAGCAAAAGGTGCTGTTCAAAATGTAGTTCAAGACAAACTACAAAAAGTAAAGGATGCAGCAGGTATCTTTAAAGCTCTTGGTTTGATATTTCAATATCCAACGTTGGTAAAAGAGTTTGGGCAATCGGTTAGTAAAGAGATTACAAAACATGTTAGCCCCGTGCAGGACTTTATGGGCCAAGCAATAAAGTGGCTCAAAGATAAAACAGAGAAAGCGTGGGAGTTTGTCAAGAACGTATTCAACAAAGCTTATGATGGTATTACAAATATATTGTCAAAGTTTCGTGGCTTGCAAGGCTGGCAAAAGGCTACGCTTGGAATTGGTTTACTAATCGTGGGCAAATGGGCATGGAATCAAGCTAGCAGTAAAATGGAAGAACTCAAAAAACGTTTTACGGAAAAAAGTATCGGCGTGTCAGCGGAATCTGTTTCGAAAGATATCTTAAAAAATCTAACTGAGTTAGCAAAAAATGTAATCGAAAAAATATTTGGCCAAGCGGCTATAGCTGCTTTATCTTCTTTTGCTGGTCCAATTGGCCCGTTTGTTACTGGACTAAGTAAAATAATTGGCAACATGGGTTTCATAATAGAAACAATATCACCTGTAACAAACAGCTTCGTCGAAAAGTACAATCAGATCACAAAGCCCCAGGATCCTAATGTTACATACGCTCGGGCAGCAGAACTTGGTCAATCAACAACACAAAAAGCTGGACAAGCGATTGGAAAAACAGCCGGGGCGATTCGTCAAGCTGTTGGCTTACAAGAGCATCGAGTATTGATTACAGATATTTTATATGGGCCTAGTAAGGGTTGATATTCTAAAAATAGAACTACTTATGAGCAAAGGTATAAAAGCATGGACAACAAAACACGCAACCAACTTAAGGCGGCAATCAAAGAAGCCCTTGATGTAGATTCAATTCTTCTCTCTGGTGGGGAAGGCGGTTTGTCTGAATACAACAAAAAGGTAGAGAAATTTCTCAACGAGACTTTTGCTTCTGCTGATGAGCTAGCAGAAGAAGGCGAAACCCTTCTTCGTGAGAACTATTTTCACAACACCGCTGCAACAGAACGTCGTAGAATTGTTTTGAGTTTGATTGGTTATCTAAGAGAAACACGCAACGGAATTGGAAACATTCTACGTTTGCGTTATTTGATTGGCTAGTTCAAATCTGAGTTGTCTTGTTTGTGCGGCTTTTGTCGATCATTAACAAACGTTTTTATGGCCATTGCGGCATCCTTAAGATCTTCCAAAAAATAATTGATTGAACGTTCAGCTTCACCAATCCAAGCAGTTGCAATTGTTCTGGAGACAATGTAAAGCATTGTAAGCCATGTAACTGCGTGTATGTAACGGATTTGGGGGATGGTATTTGGGAACAAAGAACTTAATCCTAAGTTCCATGCCATTTTCAGTACAAGACTTCCGCTAGCAAAGGTTATGATGCTGAGTAAAAACCGTGCCAGATCTTTTGTGTTTTGTGGTTGCTCTTCTGTTTTTTCTTGTTCCATATTTTATAGATGCTCCTGATGTGATCTTACATGGCATAAAAGCAAATGGAAAACCTTGAACTTGGGAAACTTTATCTTTTGTATGGAGTATATGGAACGTATCCATTCAACGTTTTGTTTGGAATCAGAAATCCGTGCGCTGTTTCTGATTCTGATGCAAAAGAAGTTATGCTTGCAAACAAAACGTTGGGTGTTTTTCTTGGAACTTTAACAGTGGATACATTAGAGTTAGAATATAAACCAGTTCTTCGTGAACTGACGTATTATCGTTTTCTTATAGAAAACGAAATTCTATACATTCATAGCTCCGATGGAGCAACTTTTGAAAGAGTGATCTATGATTTCGATAATGGTTAACATGGCTATTCTAATAGGAGTAATCCTGCTGTTTGTTTCTCCTTTATATATTAATCCAAACAAGTAGTTATAGACATGGAATATGATAACGAAGAACTAGATGAATATCTTCTAGAAGGTGAAAACACTCCAACCAACCCAGAGCTTTGGTCAAGAGCCAAAGCGGCTGCTAGAAGTAAATTTGATAAGTACCCAAGTGCTTATGCTAATTTATTTGCATCAAAATGGTATAAAAAACACGGTGGAGGTTGGAAAAAGAAAAAAAAGAAAACCAATGAATCCACCGACTTTAAAATGGCCCTCAAAGAAATTATCATGGAAATCTTGATGGAGAAGAAACACAAGGCAAAGGGTGAACTTGGAAAATGGCTTGAACAAAATTGGGTACGTGTAGGTTCTAGCGGCAAGGTTGCTGGAGAATGTGGTTCGAGCAAAGACACAAGCAATCCAGATCGTTGTTTGCCAGCAAGCAAAGCTCATAGTCTTTCAAGGGAAGAAAGAGCAGCTACTGCAAAGAAGAAGAAGCATAAATCTCAAGGTGGAAGAAAGCAATTTGTTCCAAACACGAAAAAAGCCAAGGTTAAGACAAAACAAGAAGGCTATTTAGAAGAAGATACTGATGATACTCTTCATGAGTGAGGTGAATCATCAATCGACTAGGTTAGTCGATAAGATTATCTGATCTGGAGAAAGTTACAATGAGATACGCATATCCACTACAAAGTGAGTTTCACGAAACCAATCAAGCACAAGCTTCCAATGGTGGTACCAAAGGAAAAAATCTTTACATGAAACGTTATCCAACGTTTTTTAAGCGTGAAGATGTGCGCCGTGATTTTGTTGCAGTTCAACAAGAACTTCGTTCAACTCTTCCAATGGCAAGAGTAATCAAAGAAGATCTAGATACCTCCTTCGCTCACGTTCAGTTTGATGTTGCAACCGCAGATGAAGTTCTTCTAGAACGCATCCTTGCAAAACGTGGTTTCGTAAAAGCCTAACCTTTTTCTATCCTCCCTTCATAATATACCTCGGAGGAACATATTCATGACAAATTTTAAATCTGACGATGGAAGTCAAGCATGGTTCGATGCGCAATTACGTATGCGTGCTCAACAACGTAACAACAAATCCCAAAACCCCCTCGACAGACGTGTGACATATAAAGATCCTGCTTTAAAAGAAGCAGAAATTCATGATCCATATATTCGTGATCTAGTTGCTCGTCGAGCTCAACAACCTCATTATGGTCCAATTCCCTTGGACAAAGAAGTTAAAACGAATGTGGATATGGAAGCATTCGCCCGCCAACAGGCTAGCTTGCAACAAACTGCTGGCCCTATGGGAGAGGCCGATCTAGATCTGATCTTTAATCGCAACAAGCAACCGCAACCACAGCATCCTCTGCCCGGTCATCATCAACAACAAGGGCAACAACAAGTTGTTCTTCGTGAAGGATATCCAGTATATCGTGCCATTCAACAAGCTTATGGAAACACGTTTATTCTTGCAAGAGAAGTTGGTGTTGTTAACCAACAGTTAGCAAATCAACCCTTTCTTATGAAAGGAATGATTCAAGCTTATGTTGTTCCTCAACATCAACAACAAGTAAACATTCAAGAGATTCAACGTAACCCACAATTACTTTCATCTTTAGTAGAAGTTCATGCACCCCCTATGGCTTCTCTTGGTCCTTTGCTAGTTCCAAGAGAAGCAATTGTTGCTCCCGGTCAGTATGGTGGTGGCAGACAAATGATCACAGACGCCCGCCAATATCCACAGCAACATTATCCAAATTATAATGGTCGTGGAATCTTAAAGGGCTAAGATGGAAAACCAAGCCGTTTTATCAATCAAGCCAAACAACATAACTTTGTTATCTGTCGAAGAAGCTTATCATGAAAGCTTAACTTCGCTTTTAGATGACGCTGTATATACTTGTCGTGTAATCATTCAAGATGAACATGACTTTGGTATTGTGCTTCCTGCCGAAGTAAAAACAAACAAAGAAATATCATTCAACCTCCCAGAACAACTTTGCATTTTTAACCCTTCAAAAACTTATATCTTGAAGGCTGAACTTGTTTTGGAAGATCAACTTCTTATGCCTTTTATTTCTCGCTGCACAATCGATTTAGAAGGCTTAACAGAGCCCGAGAATGAAGAAGATGAACAAGAGGACGTTAAT